GATCACGGCTACCGTCAAGGGTATCTCCAGGGCCACCGCCGAGGGCAGGGTTATTCGTCCGGACTTCGTGCTGGCTGACGACTTACAAGACCCGGAAACAGCGGCGTCAGATGTGTTGTGCGACAAGATGGAGCGCGCTGTCATGGGCGACATCCTGCCCCTTGCCGGCCCGCAGACGCAGATTGCCTGCTACATGCCGACCACAATAATGCGCAAGGGCGACGTATCCAGTCGGTTTGTTGACCGCTCCCGGCACCCGGAGTTCCAAGGCGAAAAACATCCCATGGTGATAACCTGGCCGAAGGCGCAGGACACGCTTTGGAAGGAGTACGCCGATCTGCGAGTCAACGCCGACAGTCAGCGCGATGGTAAAAAAATGGCACATAAATTCTACCTAAAAAACCGGAAGGCGATGGATGAAGGCGCCGAAACATCATGGCCGGCGCGGGTGCGTAAGGGCGAA